AACACTAACCCACAACTTAGAACAACAACTATAAAGACTTGGCTTGATTGGTTTCCTGAAGAAGATTGGGGAAAGTTTGCTTGGTCTGTGCCATACACTCATATGATTACAGCAGGTGATCTTGAGATGGAAGTTATCTTTCTTGCACTTGATAGACCTGAAGATGTAAAAAAATTATTATCATTAGAACTTACTGGGGTATGGGTCAACGAGGCTAGAGAAATACCTAAGTCTATTATTGATGCTTGTACTATGAGAGTTGGAAGATATCCATCTGTTAAAGATGGTGGTGCTACATGGTCAGGTGTTATTTGTGATACTAACAGTCCTGAAGAAGATCACTGGTGGTCAATCATGTCAGGTGAAGTACCAGTTCCAGATCACATTTCTTTGGAAGAAAGTCGTATGTTAATCAAACCTGATAACTGGCAGTTCTTTACACAACCTAGTGGAATGAAAGAAGAAAAAGATGATGATGGCACTGTTATTAATTATGTGCCAAATGATAAGGCAGAGAACAGAAATAATATTTTAGAATCATATTATCCTAACTTGGTTCAAGGTAAAACAAAGTCTTGGATAGATGTATATGTTATGAATAGACTCGGCAGTATCCAAGATGGTAAGCCAGTTTATAATATGTTTGTGGCTGAAACCCATGTGGCTAAAGAAGAAATACCAGTTGCAGATGGTGTGCCATTATATATTGGATTAGACTTTGGTCTTACACCTGCGGCAGTCTTTGGTCAAAAGGTTAGAGGTAGATGGAATATACTACAAGAGATTGTAGCTTTTGATATGGGGGTTGTAAGGTTTGCAGAGTTACTTCGTGCAGAAATAGCAACACGATATGCAAACTGTGAAGTCCATATATATGGAGATCCTGCAGGAGATTTTAGATCTCAAACAGATGAATCAACTCCTTTTCAGATATTGCGAGGTGCAGGATTGACTGCAAGACCTACGCAAAGTAATGATGTTGCGTTACGAATTGAGTCTGTGTCATCTGTATTAAATAGAATGGTAGATGGTTTATCAGGGATTTTGATTGACTTTAGGTGTAAAGAATTGGTAAAAGGGTTTGAGGGGGGTTATCAATATCGTAGACTTCAAGTATCAGGAGAACGATATGAAGATAAACCTCTTAAAGATAGATACTCACATATCCATGATGCTTTGCAGTATTTAATGTTAGGGTCAGGTGAGGGAAGGCAGGTACTAGGCATGAATAAAAAGATAGAAACTTTTAATGCTAGAGTAGAGTATGATGTCTTTAATCGCAGACCAAAGCAACAAAGAAGGCAAGGCTTATGGGCAAGAATGTAAGGAGATCATAATGTGTTTACCTAGTGGTGGCTCATCTTCTCCACCTCCTCCAACTAAGGAAGAGAAAGAAGAAGAAATGGAAAGAGAAGCAACTCAAGTTATAGAGACTGCTGAAAAAGCAGATGCAAGACAAGACGTACTTGAACAAAACATTACAGCAAAAAGAAAAGGTAGTGGTAGACGATCATTGTTACGAGGATCAGGTGGTGGCATAGGTTTCTATAACGAATATGATGTATAATGCACGAAAAGACTGTTGAAAATTTATTAAAGAATTTTGAGAAAGCTAAATCTCATAGGCTTCATTTTGAAGATGTCTATGATGAAATATTTGATTTTTGTCTGCCACAACGTCAAGGTTTTAAAACTGTAACAATAGGTGAAAGACGAGATGATAGAATCTTTGATGAAACAGCAGTTGTTGGAATACAAGAGTTTGCTTCAAGGCTACAAGCAGGATTGACACCTAACTTTGCTAGATGGGCAGACTTTGTTACTGGTCAAGAAGTTCCTGAAGAAGATAGAGATGATGTTAATAATGCACTAGATAGTGTGACAGATTATGTATTTGAGATTTTGCAAACATCAAACTTTGCTCAAGAGATACATGAATGCTTTATAGATCTTGCACTTGGTACTGCTGTTCTTTGTGTTATGGAAGGTGATGCAGTTAATCCTATTAGATTTCAATCTATACCTTTGCCTCATGTTGTTTTAGATACTGGACCTGATGGCAAGGTAGATCATGTGTATAGAGAAAGATCAATTAAGAATGAAGATCTTCCAGTAGCATATCCTAATGCAGTATTCACGCCACAGATTGCAGAAAGAATTACTAGAGATCCTGAAGGTAAATGTAAAATACTAGAGGTATCTTGTAGATTGTATGATGATCCAAATGAAGAGAAGTATGGTTTTTACATTATAGATATTACAGATAAACAAATGATTATGTCTGAAATATATAAAGGTGTGGGATCAAATCCTTTTATAGCCTTTAGATGGAGTAAAGCAAGCGGCGAGATATATGGCAGAGGACCTGCACTAAATGCACTAAGTGCAATCAAGACTTGTAACCTTACAATAGAAATGATTCTTGAGAATGCACAAATGGCTATATCAGGTATTTATCAGATTGATGATGATGGTGTTATAAATGTTGACACAATAAACTTAGTCCCCGGCACAGTCATTCCAAAAGCACCAAACTCTCAAGGATTGCAACCAATTAGAGCCGCAGGTTCTTTTGATGTAGCAAACTTAATTTTAAATGACATGAGGAATAATATAAAGAGAGCTTTGTATAATGATATGTTAGGTGATCCTAATAAGACACCTGCATCAGCTACAGAGGTTGCAGAACGTATGGCAGATCTATCAAGAAAGATAGGGTCAGCATTTGGTAGATTGCAATCTGAGATGGTGCAACCATTATTACAAAGAGTTGTTTATATATTACAGAAACAGGGTCGGATTGAAATACCGACAGTAAATGGTAGAGAAGTTAAGATTCGCAGTGTTTCTCCCCTAGCACAAGCACAAAGCAATCAAGATATTGTTTCTCTTAATCGTTTTCTACAAACTGTGTCTGGAACATTCGGTCCTGAAGTATTAAATATATTAATATCATCTGAAGAAACTGCATTGTATTTAGCAAAGAAATTTGGTGTGCCTGATAATTTAATAAGAGATGAAGATGAAAGACAGCAGTTAGTTCAGATGGCACAGCAAATGCAACAGATGCAACAAATGCAACCACAAGGAGAATCACCTAATGCCTCAGCACTTGGGGGTTGACGGATACCCTAGACCCAAAGAACAAGACGAACAAATTTCCAAAGTAATAGAATCAGTATTTAAAACTCCAAATGGTTTGGAGATGTTACAGTATTTAAAGTCAATAACTATCGAAGCAGTTAGTGGTGCTAATATTTCAGATGCAGAATTAAGACATTTGGAAGGGCAACGATACTTAGTGGCTTTAATAGTCAAGAGAATCAATCATGCACAAAGGATAAAGAAATGAGTGAAGAACAAGTAACACCAACAGAATCAGCTACAGACACCCCAACAGAAACAAGTGTGCCTCCCACAACAACTGAGTCTGTAGCTGAACCAACAAGACCTGAAGGCTTACCTGAAAAGTTTGGTTCATGGGAAGATATGGCAAAGTCATACTCAGAGTTAGAGTCATGGAAAGGTAAGAAAGAAGAAGATATAAAGGCTAATGTTTTACAAGAGTTAGAAACAGAAGCCTTTGCTAATAGACCTGCTAGTGCAGGTGACTATCAAATACCTGAGATACTTGATGAAGGTGAAGCCGCAACTAATCCTTTACTTAAATGGTGGGCAGATTATTCATGGAATAATGGCTTATCACAAGATGAGTTTAATGAAGGTATAACTAAATGGGCAGAGCATACTGGTGGCAATCAGCCTGATCTTGACCAAGTTAAAAAAGATTTAGGTGATAATGCAAATGCAAGAGTAGAAGCTACACAGTTATTTGTTAATAAGTTTTTTCCTGAAGAACTAAGAGATGCTGTTGCTGAACTTGGCTCAAGTGCAGAAGGAATAAAAGCATTAGAACTTATACAAAGATCAATGCAACAAGCACAGCCAAACAATCAAGCTACTGCACCTGCTAAACAAACTATTGAAGATCTTATGGCTAAGATGAAAGATCCAAGATACTATGATCCTGCAAGAAGAGATAGAGCATATGTTCAAGAAGTAACTGATGGCTTCAAGACACTTTAATGGCGAGGGTATCTATGATGGATACCCTATAGTCAAATCACATATAAAACATTTAAATTATCTACAAAATAATATGAGAGATGCAGATGTTCGTGAGTGCATGATACATGGTGCTACACCTTTTCGTGCTTTGATGGCAGGTATCCGTGAGCCAAATGGAGAATGTTTTACTGTTATGGTTGATGGGCAACCTGCATTTATCTTTGGTTGCAATCCTATTATGGATAATATGATAGGTAAGATATGGGCATTAGGTACATATGATATTCAAAAAATACAAAGAAAGTTTCTTAAATGGTGCATACCTGTAGTT